GCTGATAATAATCATGATAGAACAATTAAAAATCGAACAGCTCAGGGCGAAAACCATTATCGATCAAAATTAACCAATTATCAGCGCCAACAGATCGGTGAAGAATATTCCCAAGCAACGAAATTGTATGGATCAGTTAATAACATGGCTAAGCATTATGGTATTGAACGAACAAATTTGTATCGTGTTGCTCAAAAACAACATCGATCAAAAACTCAAAATTCCAGTTGACCTTTAATTCCCAAGACCTTACAATACATGTATTGAAACTTAAAAAGGAACTAGGAAATGGAACTGACTCAACAACAACGCGAAATCATCGAACAACTAGGTGTTTTAGCCGAACAGTTACGTGCTACTGGCATCACGGAAGACCGTGATTTTGTCCTAAATGCCACTGAGGTTGACAATTAAATCAGCCTAGGCTACAATACATACATATTAACTTAAAGAGGTCGATGAAATGAATTGGTTTAAACGATACAGCAGCGAAATACTTCACGCTGCGGCCCAAGTCTGTGTTGCAGCAATAGCATTCATATTCAACATAGACTGGCTTCAGGCTGTAGCCGTTCAAGTCGCGATCTGTTGCTTATACGTCGTTCGTAAGCGTGAAAGCCTTGATCAAGAACAACTCGAAGCCTATGAGCGATTTCAAGCACACATCGACCAAATACGTAAGTTACACATAACTCTTGAACGCATTCAATACATTCGAGGCTACAACGAGGGCTACGAACATGGTCAATCGGGTCACGAACACGCCAAGCCTACTCGAGCTGATAGCGAATAACTCGTCGTCGCCCTTAAACACTTAGAAAGTAACTGAAATGACCTGGTTTAAACCATACACTCGAGGAAGTTTATGAAACCTTTATATATGTGGGCTGGCGGCAAATCCAAGATGATACCAAAATACACCCTCGGCCCCGGTAAGTATTGCCCTAGTCTCACCAACTAGGGCTTTTTTCTTTTCTGACTAAATATTATGACTATGCCCATACACAAAGTTTATAAGAATGGCCGAAGTTACTGGCAGTGGGGTCTACATGGCCACGAATACCCCGCCCGTTCTGGCGCCCTACGACAAGCCGCTGCCGCACATGCTAACAACTGGCACGAACCCGATCAAGATGAAAATGACGACCGACAACACCGAGGTGACCAAGATGACAACAACCAACCCAACCATTGATTCTATTGTAATCAACAAAAAGAACAAAGGTGGGCTACCCAAGGGGCGAACCAACAATCCCAACGGTCGCCCAAAAGGTTCCACTAATAAAATCGACATTAAATCCATGAGAGACAGTTTCGAAGAAGAACTTGGCATACCATTTGAACGGTTCGTAGCCCGGGAGATTAACTTGGCCAAACAAGAACGAAACAATGATCTAGTTCAAAAGTATATTCTTGGCATTGGCAAGTATATCATGCAAGAACCGGTTAAGATAGTTGATGTGACTACCAACGGCGCCAGCCTGGCCTTACCGTCTATCACAGTGGTAATTCCTCAGGAGCCTGACAACGCCAATGAGTGATATCAAGATTCAACTGGCTAGTCATAAACTAAAACCGCTTTACGCCAATGATCCCTCGGTTCGCTTTTATGTATTGCGAGGTGGTCGTGGAAGTGGTAAAAGCTATTCAGTTGGTCAATATCTATTATTAAAGGCCTACACCCAAGAGTGTAGAATCTTGTGTGTTCGTGAATTCCAAACTAGTATTAAGAAATCCATCTATGCTCAAATCTGCTTGATCATTGAAGATATGGGTCTAGGTGATTACTTTCGTATTACCAACGAATACATAGAGTGTATTCATACCAAGAGCATCTTTTACTTTGTTGGCCTTCAAGATATGAGTAGTATTAAATCCATTGCGGGTGTAACTGATGTCTGGGCCGAAGAAGCCGCCACCATAACTGAATCAATGTGGGACCGATTAATCCCAACCATTCGAACACCAAATAGCAAGTTTTACATCTGTTATAACCCGCAACACCTTGATGACTACACACACACTTACTTTGGCCTATCAACTAGTCCTGATACTTGTGTGATTGAAATGAACTATAATGATAACCTTTATTGGCCCCAGGAATTAGAAGCCGAACGGTTAAAAATGTTGGCCACTGACCCTGTCAAGCATGATCACGTCTATGGTGGCGGAACACAGGTTATTAGTGATGCCGTTATCTTTGCCGGCCGTTATCGTGTAGAAGAGTTTGACTTAGCCTATGACCGCAACCGTAGATTCTACTATGGCATGGACTTTGGCTTTAATGATCCCACTTGCGGTCTTAGAGCCATTTATGAACACGACCGAGTTTATGTAGACTACGAGGCCTATGCTACAAAATTAACCATTGATCAAACTCCTCAACTGTTAAGAAGCCACTTGCCCGACATTGATCGTTGGCCTTTGTATTGTGATGAAAGCCGTCCTGACAGCATTGCTTTTCTAGCCAAAAATGGACTTAGAGCCAGTGGTGCTCCCAAGGGTAAAGGTAGTATCCTAGATGGTGTAGAATGGTTAAGAGCACGCCAAATCGTAGTTCATCCACGCTGTGAAAACTTGATTCGAGAACTTGGCCGTTATAGCTACAAGATAGATAAGAATACCGAAGAGGTTTTACCCATCATTGCTCCGGGACATGATCACTTGATAGATAGCTTGAGATACGCCTTGTATCCACTGATCAAGTCCACGGGCGGCTTGGAAAGTTTCCTAAGACTGGCACATCATTGAGAATAGACATACTAACCGCACAATCACGCGACTACACACTGGCAGATCAGTTCTGGCCCGTAAGTCCTACTTGGTCTGGAGCCTGGCGCTTGATTCCCCGGGCTCAATGACCCGTTATTTGTCAAAGAGACTAAATAAACAATATGTCAAGACCTAAAAAATCCACTGCCCCTACAGCAGCCACAACGCCACTAACGGCCGCTACTCGTGACTCCTTCATAAATATGTCTCTCGGCCTGGGCTATGGATGGGGTGTAAACAATACACTAAGTCAAGGCTTCTTTCAACTCAATCCCACCACTCGCGATCGCACCCAGCTTGAGTTGGCCTATCGTGGCTCTTGGGTGGCACAAATGATCGTAGATATTCCCGCTCAAGACATGATGCGTCAAGGCATTCAGATTGAGAGCCAAATGGACCCTGTTGAACAAAAGCGGATGATTCGCCAGTTCAACCTAGATCAAGGCCCACTAACAGACGCTATCAAATGGGGTAGCCTATTTGGCGGTTCGGTAGCCATTATGATCATTGAAGGCGATGATCCCTTGGAGCCCTTAGACTTTGACACCATTGAACGGGGCAGCTACCGAGGCCTATGGGTCTTAGACCGTTGGCAATGCTTACCTGATTGGTCCACTATCAACTTTGAGTTCGGCCCCAGTTATGGACATCCCGTTGTCTACAACGTCTATGGCCAACTTTATGGTGGCGGTAGTAGTCCCTGGGCTGGCTCGACCACGACCGCGTCGGCCGACATTGGGGCACCCAACGCTGAATGGTATAAGTCAAATGAACCAACTGCCCGCGTTCACCATACTCGTGTGATCCGCTTTGAAGGCACATCACTACCTCGATATCAACAACCTACAGAACAGTTCTGGGGACTTAGCGTTCTTGAACCACTCTGGGACTTACTCATGTCTGTGTCAACTACATCAACCAGCTTGGCCAACTTGGTTAGTCGCGCCAGTCTTCGTGTGTTAAAGATCAAGGACTACAGAAATATCATTGCCAATGACGCAGGCCGTCAAGTCTTACTTGAACAAATCAACCTAATGCGACTACAACAGGCCAATGAGGGACTTAGTGTTATTGATCACGAAGATGAGTTCGAGAATCACACTTATGCCTTCCAAGGTCAAGAATCCGCTATGTTGGTATTCCTACAACAAATCGCTGGTGCCACAAGTATTCCTCTAGTGCGATTACTTGGTCAAAGCCCCGCAGGGCTAAATAGCACCGGAGACAGCGATCTTGAAACTTACTACACAGGTATTCATCGCCGTCAAGAAAATGTCTTACGCGATCCTGTCAATGTTCTACTACAAGTCTATTACCGTCATTTATTTGGCAAGACCTTGAACGCTGATGACTTTGATTGGGCCTTCACACCTTTGTATGAACTTGATGGTGGCAGCCGGGCCAAAATGGCCCGGGACATGATCAGTAATCTTGTCATGCTGTTAAATACTGGCACAATCAGTCAGCGTAGATTCCTAGAAGAGGTTCGTGCCAGTAGCGGCCTAAGCGGTGTAGGTCTAACCATTACTGAAGAAGAAATCGCCGGCCTGAGTGATCAGGCCACAGGCACACCAGTAGGGGCTGCCGAACCTGCTGTGAATCCTGGACAACGAGAACTCGAGCCCCGACCACTATGATTAACCGTATCGATGACTTAGCCAATGTTAAACTTAGCCCTAATAAGTTTCTGACACCAGAAGGATTCTTGTTAGTGAAAAATGCCAGGATTAGTCGCACGGGCACTCAACAATATCTCGCTAGTGAAGTTGATGTGCCAGGTGTTAGTGGTGATCGCAACGGCGTCATTACCGCTGTTCGTAAGCCCTCTGAAGTATTTGATCCAGATAGTCTTGAATCATTTATTGGCAAGTCTATCACTGTCAATCACCCCAACGAGGATGTTGATCCCGACAACTGGCGAGATTATGAAGTAGGCACGGTATTAGCAGTTCGCCGCGACCCCGCTACTTCTACAGTTAGCGCTGACTTCATTGTGAAAGATCCTGACACTATTGAACGATTAAAGTCTGGCAATAGCGAAATATCAGTTGGCTATCACGCAGATTATCATCCTGTAGATGATCAAACGGTTGAACAACGACGTATTCGAAGCAACCACATTGCCCTCGTTCCTGAGGGTCGAGCTGGAGCTATTTGTTCTACACGGGACAACGCTCTAACACTAACCATTACCCAAAAG